GAGCGCTGTCTATATAAGGCCAACTTATGATTCTAAAGGTTATATGTTATGTATAGATCATAGTGAAACATTATCTATTGGCAAAACATATATAGAAAAAATACTTCAACACATAGACACAGTATATGTTAGAGATAAAAAATCATTTTTATATTATTTTCAATTAAATAAAGTCATTGATATATCTAGTGTTAAAAGCGTAGATACTCAACTTGAACCTGTATTTGATGTATTCTATCGATTACATCCAAATAAGCAAGATATTAACAAGATAATACCAATCTCTAAACATTATGAGACTTGTGAGAATATTTATAATAAGCTTCAACAAACCATTTTGGAGCCAAAACCTGAATATATTGAATTCTATAATAAAGGCGCTTTAGCATTTTTTGGAATTGAAAAAAATGGTATTAGAATAAATAAAGAAAAATTTTTTAAATATTATGAGCCAAACAATGAAAGTTATTCGATATTTGATGATCGAATTTACACTCAATATAATCTCAACACTACAACAAGAAGACCGTCTAATGCGTATAATAGCATTAACTTCGCTGCTTTAAAGAAAGATAACCACTCAAGATCTAGCTTTATACCACAAAACAATGAATTTCTTGAAATCGATATTTCAGCATACCATCCAACATTGGCGGGACAATTGGTTAATTATGAATTTAATAGCCCTGATATTCACGCTGATTTTGCACTACTTTATAATGTAGATTATAAGACAGCTAAAGAATTAACATTTAAACAGTTATATGGAGGTGTCTTTAAAGAATATCAACATTTAGAATTCTTTCAAAAAGTCCAAACATATATTCAAAAACAATGGGACTTATTTAATAATCAAGGTTATATTGAAACTCCTATATCAAAGTATAAATTTGAAAAAGATAAATTAGGGGATATGAATCCTCAAAAACTTTTTAATTATACCTTGCAAAATCTAGAAACATCTACTAACATACAGATACTACTTAAAATACATAAAGTACTATCAGGCAAAAATACTAAAATTGTTCTTTATACTTATGATTCCTTTTTATTGGATTGGGATGAAGATGAAGTTGAAGAATTAGAAACAATAAAAAACATATTTAAAGAATTAAATTTATTAATAAAAATTAACAGAGGGAGGAATTATGACTTTAAGTAACACACGTCATATGTATGATATGGACATCGATGTAATTTTTAAGGATTTGAACAATAAGTTATTTTGCACATTTACGGGTGCTGATGGATTAGAGCCTCTAATCGAAGACATATCTCAATCGTATACTATTATGTATAACAAAATGTTTGTACTATTTGTTAAAAGTACAAATGAATATGTTGTCACTTATAATGTTGATCAAGGTAACATTAATGATATTCCTGAAAATACAATCTTAGTTCATCGTAAAAAAGAAACCAATACACTTTATACTATAAACGCTTTAAACGAATTAATTAAAAAATTAAATGGTGGAGTAGTAGATGTAGAATATAGAGTAAGTTGGCCACATTATAAAAATAGTATATTATTGACTCAACATAATGAGTTAAAACAACTAAACACAAAGGTGTTTAGGATCATTGAATTATAAGGTACGTAACGTTAAAGAAAACACTACAATAGAAAGGCATTTTAAAAGCTTGTATTAGCTAGTTTGGCCTATAAGAATAAATGTAGTATATTAAATAGTAACAATTTAAAACCAAATAAAAATGGACATCAATGCGATTAAACAGAGATTGAATTCTCTACAAGCAACCGGAACCAAGAAAGAAAAGGTTGACTATTCCAAGTACTATTGGAAACCAAAACAAGAAGGTAAGTATCAAATCCGAATTGTACCTTCATCAATTAATAAAGAAAATCCGTTTCAAGAAGTGTTTGTACACTATGGATTATCTAAATTCCCAACTTATGCTTTAACAAACTGGGGTGAAAAAGATCCAATTGTTGAATTTGCAAAACAACTTCGTCAAACAAATGATAAGGAAAATTGGCAACTAGCTAAAAAGTTAGATCCTAAAATGCGAATATTCGCTCCTGTTATTGTTCGAGGTGAAGAAGACAAAGGAGTTCGTTTGTGGGAATTTGGAAAAGAAATCTATATGCAATTATTAGGTATTGCTGAGGATGAGGATTATGGGGATTTTACTGATATCAATGAAGGTCGTGACTTTACAGTTGATGCTAACATTGGTGACATTGGAGGTCGTCAAGGTATTAAATGCTCAATTCGTGTTAAACCTAAAACATCAGTGTTAAGTTCTGACAAATCAGAAATTAAATCATGGTTAACTGAACAACCTAATGTTTTAGAGTTACAAAAGAAAAATAGTTATGAAGATCTTAAAGATATCTTAAAACGTTTCTTAAACCCAGAAGAGGAAGAATCTGAGGAAACAGTTACAGTTGAAGATACAAAAGATGAAGATCCAATCTTAGCTAAGGCTGAACAGCCAAAATCTAACTACACACTTCAAGTAAAACCAAAAGCAACTAAAGCAGATAAGTTTGATGCTTTGTTTGGTGATGATGAAGATAGTGAAGATGCACCGTTTTAATTAATAACAATTTATGGCTAAAAAGAAAGAATCTTTAATGACAGCAGTCTCAGCTGAAATGAAATCTAGTTTTAATCTAGATAAATTTAAAGAGAAAAAGCTACTTAATAACCCAGTTAAGTTCAAAGAACAAAAATGGATCCCATTTTCAGAAGCATTACAAGATTCAACTTCATTACCCGGAGCAGCTATAGGCCATATTAATCTCTTAAGAGGACACAGTAATACAGGTAAAACAACAGCTTTACTTGAGCTAGCAATTAATGCCCAGAAAATGGGCATTTTGCCTGTGTTTATTATTACTGAGATGAAATGGTCTTGGGAACATGCTAAACAAATGGGTTTTCAAGTTGAAGATGTTGTCGATGAAACAACAGGTGAAATTGTAGACTATAGAGGATTTTTCTTATATGTTGATAGAAGTACATTAGGTACTATTGAAGACACAGCAGAATTTATAGCCGATTTGTTAGATGAACAGAAGAAAGGTAATTTACCTTATGATTTATGCTTCTTCTGGGATTCAATTGGTTCTATACCTTGTAAAATGAGTGTTGAAGCAAATAAAAACAATCCAATGTGGAATGCAGGAGCAATGTCACAACAGTTTGGTAATTTTATTAATCAACGATTCCCATTATCAAGAAAAGAATCATCACCATATACAAATTCTATGGTAGCAATTAATAAGATCTGGATCGCACCAGCTGAAAATATATTTGCTCAACCAAAAATGAAGATGAAAAATGGTGAGACAATGTTTTTAGATGCTTCAATTGTAATTACATTTGGTAATATTACTAATAGCGGTACAAGTAAATTAAAAGCAACTAAAGATGGTAAGGAAGTAGAATTTGCAGTTCGTACTAAAGTATCAGTAGATAAAAATCACGTTACTGGGTTACAAACTAAAAACACAGTTGTAGCTACAGTTCATGGTTTTATTAGTGATGATACTAAAGATGTTAATGAATATAAGAAGCAACACGCTCATGAATGGGTACATATCTTAGGAAGTCTTGAAGGTATTGGTTTAACTGAAGACAAATCAGAATGGGAAGAAAGTAAAGAGAATATTACATTAATTGACGAAGAATAAACATGAACAAGAAAGGCTTACTTGATATGCTGGAAAATATGGATAAACCAGATGGCCCAGCAGCAACATTTAATAAACATAGTAGAGTATTAATTATAGATGGTTTAAATCTATTCTTACGTAACTTTGCTGTATTAAACTATGTTAATCAAGATGGAGTTCATGTAGGTGGGTTAGGAGGATTCTTACGCTCATTAGGGTTCTTAATTGCCCAAAACAAGCCTACATCTGTTTATATTATATTTGATGGGGTAGGTTCAACTATTAATAGGAAGAACCTACTCCCCGAATACAAATCAGGTCGAAATCTATCAAGAATGACTAATCATTCTGCATTTGATGACTTAGAAGAAGAACAAGATTCTAAAGTTAATCAAATATCAAGACTCATTCACTATTTAAGGTGTTTACCCGTCAATCTTATATCACTCGATAAGGTTGAGGCGGATGACATAATAGCGCATTTATCCAACTATATGGCGGTTAAATACGATAGCAAATGTGTGATTGTGTCCGCAGATAAAGACTTCTTACAATTAGTGAACAAAAATATTACTGTTTATAGCCCTATTGTAAAAGAATACTACACACCTGAAACAGTTAAAGAAAAATTTGGCCTACCAGCTAAAAACTTTATATTGTATAAGACACTTATGGGTGACAACTCAGATAAAATACCTGGATTAAAAGGATTAGGACCTAAAAAGTTATTTAAATTCTTCCCAGAGTTACAAACAGAAGAGTTGTCCTTAGAATCTTTGTATAATATTTGTGAAGGGAAGTATAAAGAAAACGTTATATACTCGAGGTTGATATTTGAGTATGAGACGTTACAGAAGCACTACAAGATAATGGATCTAAGTAACCCGTTAGTAGATGAGAATGAGAAGCAGTTAATAGAAGATGTGATTGAAAGTGAGATAGAGAATACTAAAATAGTAGAGTTTCTAAACATGTATAATGAAGATGGTTTAGGTCACACTCTTAAAAATGTAGACTACTGGATCAGAAATACATTCACTACATTAAATAGTTTTAAATAAAAATAAGTTATGACATTAAGCACACTATCGCAGTATGGAATTCATTTCCAGATCAAGGTTTTGTCCTCTTTACTTACACGTAAAGAGTTTTTAGTAAACATCCATGACATTATAAGTGAAGAGTACTTTGACAACTCAGCACATAAATGGATTATTTCTGAAATACTTAAGTATTATGATAAATACCATACGACACCTAGTATGGATATACTTAAAGTAGAAATGAAGAAAATTGAGAATGAAGTTTTACAATTAGCAATTAAAGAACAACTTCGGGAAGCTTATACAGCTTCAGAAGATGATTTAGCTTATGTGGAACAAGAGTTTTCTAATTTCTGTAAAAACCAACAATTAAAGAAAGCATTACTAACATCTGTTGATTTGTTAAAGGCAGGTGATTATGATTCTATTAGGCATTTGGTTGATAATGCTTTAAAAGCAGGTCAAGATAAAAATCTAGGATTAGAATATAATAAGGATATAGAATCTCGATACAGAGAAGAACATAGAGTTGCTATCCCTACACCTTGGGAATTATTTAACAATCTATTTCAAGGTGGTATTGGACCAGGTGATTTTGGTCTAATATTTGGTAACCCAGGAGGAGGTAAATCATGGACATTAATAGCTTTAGGAGCACATGCTGTTAGTTTAGGTTTTAATGTTATACATTATACTCTAGAGTTAGGTGAAGATTATGTTGGAAGAAGATATGACGCTTGTTTTACTGGAGTACCTGTAAATCAAATTATGGATTTTAAAGACAGAGTAGAATCAATGGTGACTACACTACCAGGTAATTTAGTTATCAAAGAATACTCACCAGGTAAAGCGTCTATTTCAACAATAGAAGCACATATTCAAAAGTGTATTGAACAAGATTTCAAACCAGATTTAGTAATTATTGACTATGTAGATCTTCTTCGATCAAAAAGAACTGGTCGAGAGAAGAAAGAAGAGATAGATGATATTTATGTTAGTACAAAAGGTTTAGCACGAGAACTTAAGGTACCTGTTTGGAGTGTATCACAAGTTAATCGTGCTGGAGCTAAAGATGACATTATTGAAGGTGACAAAGCCGCTGGAAGTTACGACAAAATTATGATTACAGATATTTCTATTTCATTATCACGTAAAAAAGAAGACAAAGTGGCCGGCACTGGAAGATTCCATATCATGAAAAATCGTTACGGTGGCGACGGAATGACATACGGCGCCAAGATAGACACATCAACAGGTCGTTTTGAGATATTTGATGATTACGAAGACAACGAGGAATCATATACACCATCCAAACCAGTTAATGATTTTAGTGACGTGAACGTCCAAGAAAGAGAAACTCTTAAAAAGAAGTTTTTCGAATTACAATCCTAACATTATATTAATATCATGATTATTGAAGCAAGGAACTTTTATAAGCCTTTTGAGTACCAACAGGCTTTTGATTTTTACAAAGACCAACATAGAGCACATTGGTTGGCAGATGAGGTGCCATTAGCATCTGATTTAGGTGATTGGAAATTAAAACTAAATGAATCTGAAAAGAATTTAATTGGTAATATTTTAAAATCATTTGCTCAAACTGAAGTACATGTTAATGACTATTGGTCAACTAAAGTATCAGTATGGTTTCCAAAACCTGAAATACAAGCTATGGCTCGTGTATTTGCTGATTTTGAGTCAATACACGCTGAAGCATATGCTCGATTAAATGAAGAGTTAGGATTAGATGATTTTCAGGCGTTCTTAGAAGATGAAACATCAAAAGCTAAAATTGATCGTTTAGTAGAAACACCAGGTGAAACATTAGAAGAAAGAGCATTATCATTAGCTATATTCTCAGCGTTTACTGAGGGTGTAAATTTATTTAGTTCATTCGCTGTATTAATGAGTTTCCAATTAAGAAACTTAATGAAAGGAACAGGTCAAATTGTTGAATGGAGTGTTAGAGATGAATCATTACATTCTAAAGCAGGTTGTTGGTTGTTTAGAACATTACTATCTGAAAGACCAGATTTAGATACTGAGTTGTTAAGAACTAAAGTTAGTGATGCTTGTCATCTATCAGTACAATTAGAATTTGATTTTATTGATAAAGCATTTGAAATGGGTAATATAGAAGGTTTAACTAAAAGTCAATTAAAAAACTTTATTAAAGCCCGTGCTAATGAAAAAATGGTTGAATTAGGATATAAAGGAATATACAATGACATTGATCCAAACTTACTAAAACAAATTGAATGGTTTGGTCATTTAACAAGTGGTAAAACACATCAAGACTTTTTCGCAGGTCGCGTAACAAGTTATTCAAAATCAACAGCAGATTGGGACGATTTATAAAACAAAAATGAGCACAATAGACACAACAAATTGGATTAAAGGGAAACATTATCCCGAATTTATGGATGAGATAGCAGTAAGCATGATCTCAAAAGGATATTTACTATCAGATGAAGATGTATTTGATGCATTTAAAAGAGTAAGTAAAGCAGCAGCACGTCGTTTACGTCGTAAAGATTTACAACCATTATTTTATGAAGCAATGGTTAAGAATTGGTTATGTTTAGCATCACCAGTATTATCAAACTTAGGTACAGAACGTGGAATGCCTATTTCATGCTTTGGTATTGATGTTGGAGATAGTATTGAAGGCATTGCAGATGCTAATTCTGAATTAATGAGATTATCATCTCAAGGCGGTGGTGTAGGTATTGGTTTATCTCGCATTAGAGGCCGAGGTAAAGCAATTAAAGATAATGGAGTATCAGAAGGTATTGTTCCATGGGCTAAAATTTATGACTCAACTATCTTAGCTACTAATCAAGGTAGTGTTCGTAGAGGAGCAGCTTCAGTTAACTTAAACATTAACCACCCAGACATTGAGGAATTTTTACAAATTCGTAGACCAAAAGGTGATGTTAATCGTCAATGTTTAAACTTACATCAATGTGTTGTTATTGATGATGAGTTTATGAATAAACTTGAAGATAAAGATCCTAAAGCATTAAAATTGTGGGGTGAAATTCTTAAGACTCGTCTTGAAACAGGTGAACCTTATATTATGTTTGAGGATAATATTAATAATACTAATCCTGAAGCATATAAAAAGAATAATTTAAATGTTACTATGACTAACATTTGTTCTGAAATCGCTTTATATACTGATGAATTACACTCATTTATTTGTTGTTTATCATCATTAAATTTAGCTCGTTGGGATGAGTGGAAAGATTATACATTTGAGAATGGAATGACATTACCTGAATTGACTTGTTGGTTCTTAGAAGGTGTATTACAAGAATTTATTGATAGAGCTAAAAATATCAAATTCATGGAAAACACAGTTCGCTCCGCTGCTAAAGGTAGAGCAATTGGAATTGGTGTTTTAGGATGGCATACATTTTTACAATCAAAAGGATTACCATTTGTAGGTATTCAAGCGACCGCTTATACTAGAATGATGTTTGACTTTATTGAAAAAGGTGCTTTAAAAGCATCTTGTGAACAAGCAGAATTATATGGTGAGCCAGAATGGTGTAAAGGTACAGGTATGAGACATACCCACCACTTAGCAATTGCACCCACAGTATCAAACGCCCATATCTCAGGAGGTGTATCACCTTCAATCGAACCTATTCCTGCTAATGTTTATAACTTAAAAACAGCAAAAGGTGTATTTATTAAGCGTAATAAGATTTTAGAACAATTACTTGAATCAAAAGGATATAACATTGATAGTGTTTGGGATCAAATTCTAAAAGATCAAGGTTCAGTTGTTAACTTACCTGATTATATTTTATCACCTGAAGAAAAAGAAGTATTCTTAACATTCAAAGAAATTAATCAGTTAGAGATTGTTAAACAAAATGGGGTTAGACAACAATATGTAGATCAAGCTATTTCATTAAACTTAACATTTGATCCAAATGACACTCCAAAGTGGATTAGCCAGGTACATAAAGAAGCACATAAACAAGGAGTTAAAACATTATACTACTTACGTACTGAATCAGTATTAAGAGGAGATAATTTACAACGTTTATCAGATTGCATTAGTTGTGAGGGTTAACACGCCTCCCAGACAAAAGATTTGGCCTTCGGGCCATTCTTTGTTATATTTAAGATATGAAAGTAGGAGCACTAGTAGAATGTATCAATGATACATGGAAACAAAAGACAATAGAAACTGTACCTAATCGTCCTATCAAAGGAAAATATTATACAATTAGGACTGTAGACAAATTCCCTCACGGTATTGGTGTTACTTTAGAAGAAATAACTAATGCTAGAACAGTTCAATATAAAGGTCAATTATTAGAACCTAGCTTTGACGCTGAGCGTTTTAGAGAATTAACTGACTTACCTGACATTGAGGAATTATTAGAAGAAGTATTTGCTGACAAATTAATAGAAAAATAATGGTTACAGTAGAAGAAGTTTTGAAAGAATTCAACCCTACATTTGGTATTAAGGCACCTCCCAAACCAGATAAATTAGCTAAATTTAATGTGTTTTATTGGCATAGACGTTATCCAACTCATAAACCGTTAAAATCTAAAGCTCGTATTGATGAAAAAATAAAAAATGGTGATTTTGAATATTCACCATATGCTAAATACATCAATTATGAATATTGGTGGATGGCTGAGGAAATAACAGAAATACGTAACTCTGATCTTAGTCGTGGAACTAAATGGGAGAAAGAGCGTAATGCTATTAAAATGTATAATAGACGTATTGAAAATTTAAGAAAAGATTTTGAACGTGATGAAAAAGATCGTATGGATAGTCTTCAATATAGTCTAAGACATTGGATTGGTGGTACTGTAGAGCAAGTTAGAGACTTTATTTACAATCATGCTCAAGGCACTACTGAGGAAGTAGTCAACCAATACAAAACATGGCTAAAGAATCTACCAGAAAATGATCTTCCTTACTAAAAAAAGTAGTTTGGCCTTATTTAGAAACATATTTATATTAAACCAGTTATGAAAACACCTAGAATTAAACTCTCACATGAAGTACCATTAGCAGTACTTCCAGTATCAAAAACATTTAATGACTACGATTATTGTCTACCTCATTTGTTAGATAAAGAATATGACTATTTTGCATATTTTGAAGAAGCAAAGAAAGAAGGTAGGTATATTATCATGGATAATAGTTTACATGAGTTAGGCCATGCCTATGATACTGAACGTCTATTACATTGGGTAAATTATTTTAAACCAAATGAATTCATTGTTCCTGATGTATGGCAAGACATGCAAGGTTCTATTGATAATGCTGCTGAATGGGCTCATATTAAATTACCTGAAGAAACATTAAAAGTAGCTGTTGTACAAGCAACTTGTATTGAAGATGCTGCTGAATGTTATCTAAAATATAAAGCATTAGGCTATAAGAAAATAGCATTCTCATATGGTGCAGGATATTATAAAGAACACTTTAACCATATTAACCCAGCTATAGCAACTGCTATGGGTAGAGTAAATGTTATTGGTACTTTACATGCTGCTGAGGTAATTAATAATAGTGATAGAGTTCATTTGTTAGGATGTGCTGTGCCTCAAGAATTTATATTCTATAAGGATATGAAGTTTATTGAAACAATAGATACATCTAATCCTATCATGGCTGCTTTAGAAGGTAAATTATATACCAATCAAGGTTTAGATGAAAAACCAATACTTAAAATTGATCATGCTATGAATATGCCTGTTGAAATGATTGACTGGGTTAAAATGCATGTTAATGTAAATAAATTTAGAGAAATTAATCAATTAGATATAAAATTAAAATAATAAGAGTTATGGAAGAAGAAACATGGTTTGGAGGTATTATCCCAACACAAGGAAATGTATTTGAACAAGAATGGACTGAAGCTATAAAAAAGTTAAAAAAAGGACGTCTTAGATTGTCAAATGAGGACACAGACATTATATTACAAATAGCAAACAAATTATGAAGAAACAAGCAGTATTATCATTAAGTGGTGGAATGGATAGTTCCACACTATTGCTTCATCTACTTGCCAATGGCTATGAAGTTACAGCATTATCATTTGATTATGGACAAAAACATAATGTAGAATTAGAGCGTGCTAAAGATTTAGTTAGGTATATTAATGGATTTTGTATTGTAGATGAAGAGTCTAAAACAGCAGAATACCCATATTATGTAAAACATCAAATAATTAAACTAGATGGTTTGTCTGAATTACTAAACTCAGCTTTAGTAACTGGAGGTGAAGAAGTACCTGAAGGACACTATGCTGAAGAAAATATGAAAGCAACAGTAGTACCTAATCGTAATAAAATATTTAGTTCTATTATTCAAGCAGTTGCGTTATCAATTACTGAACAAAAAGATAC